CTATTGGGCATATCAAAAAAGCGTCAGTTGGGGGTTGTAATTCATCCACAGGCATTCAATCTTCTTGCCGCCCTCGGTGTCATGAGCCACCTTGCACTCCTTCCTCCACCCTTCCAGATGCCGGGCGTACAATTCAGAATCGTAGCCGGACAGAACTACTTTGCCTTTCAAGGTCTTCAAAAAGACAAGAAGCCGTTCATGGTCTTGGTGGTCGTACTCGTGGGCGTACCTCATGCGGCTACTGCGCGAAGACTGCACATAGGGCGGGTCAACGTAATGTAGCGTTTCCGGCGTATCGTACCGGGACATGACCTGCAGGGCGTCCATGTTGTTGATCTCAATGTTCCGGCGCCGGAGTTCCGCCGCGCATTCCCGCACTACGTCGGGATATTCCCGCCATGTCTGCGGATAGGGTGTTGTGCGAAGTAAGCCATTGCGCTTGAAACCTGGTTTGTGGATTCCTCCGCCGTAGCTCATCATACTATTGACGGCAAAGCGGAGAGCATCTTCCACGGGGTCTTCAGCGATTTCAAATGACCGGTCATAGGCCGTTTGAGCGTAGGGCGTCAATTCCAACAGGCTGGCCAGCCGTTCAGATTTTTCTGGATCACGTAACACTTCAAAAAAGTTCACAATCCGGTCATAAAGGTCGTTATAGACCTCCATCCAGGCGGGCTGCTTATTCAGCAACACCGCACCGGAACCTCCGAACGGTTCAACGTAGATTTTATGAGCCGGAAAAAAGCTGATAATCCAGGGGGCAATGCGGTTTTTGCCTCCAATATACCGGGCCAGAGCCCTTTTACGGGGTGCTCTCGTGTTCATAGTTCCTCCTTTCCGTCCGCCGCCTCTTCAAGACCAAAAGTCGCAGCGTATTTTTTGGCATCTTTCGGATCTTGCAGGTGGCCCAGCAAAAACCGCAGGGCGTCTTCCACGGTGGCTTTCCGCATTTGGAGATTGTTGTAAAGTTGCTGGACGGCGGCGCCCTTGGTGTTGCCATAGGTAATAAGCCCATAGTCATCATACAAGTTGCACAGCTCCGCAAGCATATCGGCATCCCCGATAAAAGCGGAATACCGCGGCCTACACCAAGAAAGACGCGTACCGATGCGGTGCTTGTTGGCCTTGGCCCAGGAATCCGCTTCCGGGGACAATCCCGCGGCATAGGGTTTCCGTGCAGGGTCACGGGCTGGCATTTCAAAGAGGTATTTCATGATTCCCCTCCTTTCTGTTCGAATTCCCACGGCCATTTTTTGATGTTGGTAGGATAGTAACTATCTGCATCACCATACACGTCTTGGAGATGTATTTTTCCAGCTTCTAAATCCGTACCAAGCACTGTATATATGTCATCACTTAGCCATATCAGGACGTTATCACCTTGATTTAACCGCATGATAGGCGGGAACTTGGAGATAAGTTCCTTTGCATTTTCTAATGCACCTTTTTCTGTATAAGATACCGACGAAGCTAAAGGACAATCTAAGCACTGGTAAAGGTAGATATTCGCCCCTTCTTCAAATAGTTCAAAACTTCCTCCGCACAGCGGGCATCTAAGCGTTTTCATCGTCCCTCCTTTCAAACACGATTTCCACTTGTCCGGCGCGGCCCAAGTCATGAATCCGGTCAATCCCGGCGCAGTCCAGCGTCCGGTCGTCAATCCCCATGGCTTTGCAGGCCCCGTCCAGATACGCCTTGCAGCGTGCCAGGCAATTATCCGCGTCCGGCTTATTACCCTTGTAAAACCAGACCACCCGGTAATGCGTCGGTTGCATCCTCCGGCCATTCAGGGCTTCACAAGTCCTGCCCCAGGCTATATTCCGGGCGCGGCTCTTGGCAGCCGTCTTCTTGTAACCGGCCACAATGGCCCCCCTCTGCGTGAGAGGGGCCTTGGCATTGGGAGACAAACACCGCGGCGTGTGGGGCAAGGTAATGGTCAGCGTGGTCATCATGCCGCACCTCCTTCCACTTCCTTCACGGAACCCTTTGTGGTTTTCGATTCGCCATACTTCGCCAGCAGCTGCCGCAGCCATTCGCGGCTGGCCTTCGTGGTCGCCTTCGGATCCGCCGCTTTACGGGCCGCGTGAAACAGTCTGTCCAATTCCGTGATGCCGACCTTGCAGCACCCGGCAAACGCTTCCGCCGTCACCTCGTCCGGGAACACGGCATTCAACGCGGAAAACGCCCCGGAAGGATCCGTCACCGTGAAACTGGTGCGTCCGGGCGCCATCTCAAAACCGGGAATCAGGCCGGCGGCCACATCCTGTTCAAACCGGTAATCCACAGCCGCCGCCCATTTCTTTGCCGTCTTCGCCAGGCGGTAAGCCTGAACCTTCTCGGCAGGGGAAAACAGCTCCCACTTATCCCGGTCCGTAGCGATCAGGGAAGCCTGTTCCACCATGGACGCGGCCTCATGGCACACCGCCTTGGCCCGGCAATACCGGCAGGCGGCCTCGCTGCAATAGCGCGGGGCGTCCGGGTCCATAGCTGCCCTGGCGACAGCAAGAGAATCCTGTTCGGCCTGGCTAATCGCCTCGTCATCGTAAAACGTAACAGATGCCGGACCAGCCACCCGTGGCTGGATGATAGCCGCGTAAATGCCATTGTAAATAATCCCCTCTTCATTGGCTTTTTGAGCCGCCAGCGGAACCAGGGCTTCAAGCTGACGGTTCGCCTCGGCGGAATCCACAGCCACGCGGCCAAACTTCCAATCCAGTACCAGAAGATCCGACCCAACTCTGAACAGTGCGTCCCACTGTCCGGAATACTCGCCCCCTTCAATCCAGTCGGACAAGAAACGGCGTTCTTCGGTGGATACAAGAGAAAAAAAAGCATCGGGATAATCCAGGATCTTCTCTTTCACACCATTCAGCAGACGCAGAGCACGTCCACAAAGCTCCACCTGCTCATGATTCAGCTCGGCAGACTCATACTCCCGGCTATTCAGAAAATCATGCCAGGAAAACTCCATTCCTTCTTCGGCTGCATCATCCTTCAAAAGAAGATACTCCATATAGCGGTGCAACAGCGTGCCTTCTGCGGCAGCCTCGGAACTCTCGTCGGGACAGGACTTCTCCATCGTAAACGAGCCGGGGCATAAAGCCAGCCGTCCAAACGCGGACGCGGAGGGCAGCCCTTTACGTACATCTTCAACAGTATCGGTCATGTTGTCGTCTCCTTCCTATCCGATAAAGGGTTGCAGCTTGTCAGGATTGGCCGCCAGCTTTTCCATCTGGGCAGCATTCATCTCATGCCAGCTCTTCACCTTGTTGCCGCTGGCCTTCGCAATGGCTGCGTTCAGTTGCTCTTCCGTACAGGAAAGAGCCTCCATCAGCCGGATATGGGGCGGGGGAACTTCTACGTCGCCTTTGCCGGGAACCTCCGCGTCTCCCAGCTGCCGCGGGGGGTCAGCAACCTTCTCGGCTTCAACAACGTCATCCTTGGGCATCTCCCTGGACTTGAACAGGGGCGGCTTAATATCCGGCTGGCTCTTGCCGGCCATGTCCTCCGCTTCCCCCTCCACGCTCAAGCCCAGCAACGCTTCCGGGCAATTCGTCCGGGCGAAAAAAGCCGCAGCACGGTACTTGTACATCTGTTCTGGCATCGTCTGCCACTTCTTCCCCCATCCTTCGGCCTTCACCATCTCCGGGGTAATCCAGGTTCCGTAAACATTCTGCCCCGTTTTCAGCTGGGCACACATTCTCACCCCCTTCTGAAAATCCTCTTCATTACGGTACTCGAACCAAGTCGCCGAAAACTTCGGGCAGATATTCACAAGAGCAATGGCAAACTGTCCGGACCAGGACGGGCGGTTCTGAACCACGTAAAGATTCTGCATGATCATCAAAGGGTCCATCCGCAGCCGCAGGGCTGTATTCAGGGCGATGAAGCAAGAACCGGGGTTATTCTGGTAGGTGGTCGGCACCATGCTGGAAGATGCAAGCATCTCGGCGGCCTGCTTCGCCATCTGGAACTGTTCACTGTTGGCAAACGCTCCCAGTACGGACAGTTGCTGTCCTTGCTCTTGTAAAGTCAGGGATTCTGTTGTAGGGGTATTCATGTTATTGGTATTCACATTCATGTTATTGATAACAGGCCGGGGACCAGTTGGCGCTGGCCCCGGCCAACTCACTATCGGTCGATTTCTCCGGTGAAGGAGGATTTCGTACACAGGCACACGGCGCCGCGGTGAATCCGGTTCTCCGGCAGATCCTTTGCCAGCTTGTCGGCAATATCCTTAATAGCATTGCGTTCCGGAATATCTGCCCGGATAAGCTGATAGATGAAGAACAGTTTTCCATCAGTCAACCGGACGCGAAGGCGAACTTTGATTTCATAGGTGGTATCTCCTTCGGCCCCCCGGATAACCGGAATCGCAATCGTGAACTCCGTGGGCACATTCAGTTCGCCGCTCTTGGAATCCACCGTTTCGTTGTAAGTCAGCTTCGTTTCGCCGTCGGATGCCCGGTAGGCAGACTTAAACTCCACCTTGCGGTGCATGTCGAACTTGCTCGCCAGCGTCAGCATTGCAGACGGGGTGGGCTTCATCACGTCCTTGCTGTTCTCTTCGAGGAATTCTACAAAATCCTTCTGGCTCATGCCCTGTCCGTCGTATTTGGTCCAATTCTCCCACTCCACCGTCTTGTTGAGCTGCATGGTGGCTTGGTGGTCCCCCCATCCATTACCATCGGGGGAATAATAATTGAG